CTTTTGAACACGCTGGATACTCATGAAGAACACCTCGGTATTCCCACTTGGCATCTGTCTTGAATATTTGTGTTCTCCACCAAGAAAAATCTTCACGACCCATGCGAATGACATATCCGTCTGCTGACATCTTTTCAGGAAACTTAAAGCTGCCTTCAACACAGTCATCGGCATCAATCATCCAAATATAATCACACTTGTCATCACAATGACGAAGTGCTAATGAACGATTATATCCAAAGTTTTTCCATTCATCTTGATGCAGTTCACCGGGGATTCCTTTTTCTGCAAAGAATTGTTTGATTAAATCTTGCGTTCCATCAGTGGAACCTGTATCAGAAATAACCCAGTAATCAATATGCTTGTAAATGGATTCAAGACACTCACGAATAATGTGAGTTTCATTTTTAACGATCATACACAACGCGACTTTTGGTTTCATATTATACCCTTACATTAGATGCTTTGTCAAAATAATAACTAACCTTCTCCTCTATATAGTCAAGTTGTTCATCTGTAATTACTGGACTTGTTCCTAAAAAGAATGTATCAGTTGTGACTTTTGTGGATACTGGAAAATCTTTCTTTGCATCACCAGAATAGATTCCATCATATGCTGGTTGAAGTAAAATATTACCACCAAAATAATTACGAGTCTGTATCTTATTATCTTCAAGATACATCGTAAAATCATTTCGTTTCATGTACACCTTGTCGCGAACGGTAAGCGGAAATGCAAACCAAGAGGGATCTGCCTTTTCTGTTGCTTTTGGTAAATGAAAAACTTTGTCATATTTTGAAAATATAGAGTAAAGTCTATTGAAGTTTTTTTTACGAATATCAATAATCTTATCTAACTTTTTAATCTGGACCAAACCAATTGCTGCTTGCATATCAAGAGGTTTTATATTATATCCGATCTCTTCATACACATACTTGTGGTCAAATATTTCATTTGGAAATGCTGGCAACCAGTTACTAAATCTCTTCTTACACATTCCATTCCGAAGACATGCAGCACCTTTACCAGAGCAGTAACATCCACGACCCCACTCACGAAGACTCTTAACAACAGTCTCCTGCTCCTCTGTATTACATGCAACAAATCCACCTTCGCCCATTGTGATGTGGTGTGCTGGATAGAATGAACATGAAGCAAATTGTCCAAATGATCCTAAAAGTTTACCGTCGTATTTGCTACCAAGAGCATCACAACAATCTTCAAGCAGGACCAAGTTGTATTTGTTTACGATCCCCATGAGGCGATCCATGTTTGGTGGATTACCAAGCACATGGGCAAAGACCAACGCCTTAGCACCGCGTTTTGCTGCTTCTTCAACCTGATCTAAGTCAAGGTTCAATGTATCAATTTCTATGTCCACAAATACTGGTTCAAAACCATTTTGTAATATTGGATTTACAGTTGTAGGAAATCCAGCAGCAGGAGTTATAATTTTTGTTCCCTTTGGAAAGTTATATAACCTCTTGCTAGTCAACGCAGAAACCATCAATAAATTTGCACTTGAACCACTGTTCGTCAGTGCTCCGTATTGCTTGCCTAGTTTTTCTCTAAACTGTCGCTCGAAACGAATGCCATTTTCTCCTAGTGCTAACCATCCATCTAGGAAACATTCAATTCCAGCAATAAACTCTTCATCGTCAAAATAAGATCCAGAATACTGAACCCAGTCTTTTCCTGGTGTCCATGACTTGGATCTTTTAGACTGCTTTAATTGTACTAGTTCTCGTATCTTGCGATCAATTTCATCATTCACAGTTACCTGAATCATTATTTAAATCCTTTAGATAGTTAAATGTATTTATAATACCTTGCTTAACACCAACTTCAGTTATAGAAACATTGTGAGCATTGCCACAGTAAAACTGAAGATCTCCAGTGGACTCAATTATAACAGGCACTTTGTGATTGTCCAGATTGTTTATAAAATTTGCAAGATATGTGAGTGTATATTTTTCATTATAGGAACAATTTACAGTTTTATCTAGCGTGGTGGTCTGGATATAATGATCTAATAGTGTCATTAAATCATTCATGTAATAAAAATCCATGATTTTATCACCATGAAGCATCATCGGTTTTTTTCTAAGATATCTTAATATATTACCCTTTATGAATCGTGTTGACAATTCATTCTGATCGAACACACCAAATATTCTTAAATTATACCAATTCTCAGTTGCGTTCACTATTTCTGCAATTGCTTTCTTACTTATTCCGTAAGATGTATTTGGTTGAAATATTTCAGCACCAGATCCAAAGGTTATTAATTTATTGAATGTATGTTTGTTTTCATGAAGATTGAAGATCATTTTAAGATTCTGCTGTACTGTTGCATCAGAATCTACTTTTAGTCTACTACCACCAACAATAGCAGTATGAATGACAATATCATATCTTTTATTCAGAAACCAATTTGTCGTTGCTGAACAGTCTGTGAGATCAAAATCTGCTCTTGTGATTGAAGTGATGTCATGTTTATTTTTAAGATAAGAATAAATGGATTTTGCGATATATCCATTTCCGCCAGTAATTAAAATGTTCATTTTATCCATTGAATATTTTTTAATTCCCCTGGAATGAATTTACCATCTGGACCCAACTTCGCCATAACTTTTGGTTCATGGTATTCTTCTGGATCAGTAAAAACTTCACATATACATGGACCATCTTGTTTTAAAAATTGATTTAATGTTGGTTGAATTTCTGAATTATACTTGATACTACAATATGGAATATCATATGCTTTAATTATTTTTTCAAATGAAGGGAAGGTAACTCCGCTGCTCTTTTCAGAAGCAACATATCTTTTATCAAAAAATGTATTTTGTGTTATCTTAATTGAAAGATATCCATCATTATTTAATAAAATTAATTTAATTGGAAGATTATAATGCTTCATAGTCTGCAATTCTTGTATGTTCAGATGAAGACTACCATCACCCTCAATGCATATAATTTTATGATGTACAGACGCTCCTAAGGCTGCTGGTAATCCATAACCCATTGGAGCACATCCAGTATTAGTCACCAATCGCTGATCTCCGCTTAAATCAAGCACTTGCATTGTAACAACATTTGCAGAACCATCACTAGTCACAACATGATGATCAGTTGGTAACACTTTAGATAATTCTTCTATAAATGCATAATGACTAACATAATCAGTATTGTCTCTATGTCGTTGTAACACTTTAGGAGCAGTATTATACTTATTACAGGTTTCTATCCATTCAGAATTCGCAATAGGCAAATTGCATAATGATATTGCTTCAATGAATTCCTTAGCATCAGAATGAACAATTTTGTCTGGATGTAAAGTTGGTTTTTTAAGTTCATTTATATCAATATCAACATATACTTTATATGCTTGTTTTGCAAAACTTTCAAAATTATATCCAGTTTGTCTTACATATAATCTAGTTCCAATGGTAAGTAAAAAATCACATTCACTCAATAGATTATTTGCACATATCTGTGCATGAGTTCCAAATCTACCGTAGTAATACTTGTAATCTTTGTTTACTACATCATTACCATTCACAGCAGTAATTGTTGGAATGTTAGTCTTTGAAAGAAGTTTTCTCAGTGATTCTACTCCACCACTTAATCTAACTCCATTGCCAACAATCAATAATGGTTTTTTTGCTTCTGACCATTTTTTAGCGATAATTTCAATAGATTCTTCACTTGGAGAATACGAAATAATCTCCTCTGAATAACCATCAAGACTATCTGGGTCTACATTTGCAGATTGAACATTCAATGGAATATCAATCCAAACAGGTCCAGGTCGTCCAGTTGTAGCAAGTTTACATGCTTTTTCTAAATGATACTTTATTTCTTTTGGATCATTTACTTGCACAGCATATTTTGTCATATTTTTAACGGATTCAACTATATTGAATTCTTGATCGCCCAACTGACGCAAAGGTAGTCCAGTATAATTTGTTGTCATTTCTTTATTAACTTGACCGCTGATAAAAATTACTGGTATAGAATCTAACCAACTGCACAGAGTTCCAGTGATCGCATTGGTTCCACCTGGACCGCTAGTAACTAAACAAGCACCTAATTTATTATTTAATCTAGCATAACCTTCAGCGGCAATTGCCGCTGCTTGTTCGTGATGTGTTGCAATATACTTTACACCATCGGTTGACCCTAATGAATCTATTAAAAAAATACAACCACCACCAGAAACGGTGAAAATAGTATCAACGTCATAGTGTTGTTTTAAAAACTTAATAACATAATCAGATAATCTCATAAATTTCCTTTAGTACACTACTCAGTATATCATACTCTTCCACATCTCGCAAGAATGGTTTATTATCTATTAAAACCATTGTTAATTTTCCTGTACTTTTTTTATCTGATTTTACGATTGCAATTAATCTGTCAAAATCAAACCACTCCGGTTTTATTTCAACTTTACTCTTGCAAATCAAGTCTATTCCTGTATTGAGGATGACATCATAATTTTGTACAGAATAATTTAATCGTTTTGATACCAATACAGCAATCATTGATCCTATAATTACTGCAATACCGTGAGGAATTTTATGTGATGAAATGCTTTCCAAGGCATGACCGAATGTATGACCAAAATTTAAAAATTTCCTATCTCCACGATCAAATTCATCTTTTTGTAAAATATTAATTTTAAAGTTTAATCCATCATAAATCATTTTTGATAAATTAGAATTAATATCAAAAGTCGTAATTGTATTTTGTAAAATATTAAATTTGTAAATTTCTCCAAATCCACTAATTAAATCCAACTCAGAAAGAGTATTTGTAAAATTAGGATAAATTATAATTTCACTTGGTGGATAAAACGTCCCTAGTATATTTTTTCTATTTTTAAAGTTTATTGATGTTTTACCCCCAACGCAACTATCTGCTTGTGCAAGTAGGGTTGTTGGTACTAAAATATATTCAATGCCTCTACAATAAGTAGAAGCACAAAATCCTACTAAATCTTGTAAAATCCCACCACCAATTACAATTATCTTTGTCTTAATATTTGCTTTCTTTTCAATAAGTATTGAATATATTTTATCTGCACCTTCTAAAGTTTTTACATCTTCAACACAGTCAACAGATACAATATTTGGTAAATTAAGTTCGGGATAAAGTCTGCAAACATTTGCATCTATAAATGTTATAGTATTTGCTGATTTTATGTAATTAATAATTTTATTTAAATCTGAAACAAAACTAATCGAATAATTTCTTATATTGGAATGAACCTCTAATGTGCTGTACATGTATATCCACCATCAATTATTATATTTTGTCCACTTATGAAGTTATTATTTACGGTTAAGTAATAAACCAATTCTGCAACTTCTTCTGGATATCCCATCCTTCCGATTGGAATTTGTGATATGATTTTTTCTATATCTGCCTTAGTATTATTTTGAAAAGTTAAATCCGTTCCAATAAATCCTGGAGACACAGTGTTTGTTAATATATTTTTATTGGCATACTCTGCCGTCATTGATTTTGTTAACGAATGCAATGCGTTTTTACTTGCAGCATATGCTGCTCTTTTTTGCTTTGCAAGATCTATCCATATGCTTCCTATATTGACTATTCTTCCATAGTTTTGCTGAATCATATATGGCAAGCATTGTTGTATAATTTCAAACGGGGAAAAATAATTAACCCTCATCACTTCTTCATCTGAAATATCAATTATATTTTTAAGAGGATTAATTCCCGCACAGTTAATAACAATATCATATTTTGGGTTATCTAATTGTATTTTTTTAGAAAGATTGAGTTCGTCTCTAGAAGGACAAATAACATATTGTCCATGTTTAATAAATTTTTTAACTATAGACTTACCAATCCCTCTAGAACCACCAGTTACTAATATTTTCATAATTTTTACTTAAAATAATCTAGGAGCATTAAACATTAAAGAAGATTTTGCCCAAGAAATTCCTCTATCTTTTAGATAGTTTTCTAGTGCAACTTCATAATTTATTGAACAATTTTTGTTATACCAATATTCATGAATATTGTCATAAAAATCTATCTTTATTTTCATGTTATTGACAGATCCACTAAACCAAAAATCCATTATATTATGTTCTATTGGGCAATATAAATCTTTTAAATTAAATTCATTTAAATCTAATTTGGATGTATAATTTAAATCCAATCGTGTTTCAAAAATAAAATCATAATTATCATAGTTAATAACTTCGTTATACATTTTTTTAGAACTGTATAACATATATTGTAACCCAATCATAGATGCAATGTTATCTGGTTTATTTTTTATATTTTTACATTTGTCTGGTTCTATGATAAGAATTTTTGGTTTATATACATTATAAATCTCATTAAAATTTGGAAGCGTATTGGAAATTTTAATTTGACTTTCATTTAGTGGTTTAAACCCATTCCAATGAGAACCAAATATAGAATTGGTAGCATCCCATGTATGAATGAATATATCACCTGGAGCTACAGAAAAAACATTTTTAAAAAAATTGTGATAGCATTTATCCCAAGTTCTACTGTGACCACGAAAAATATATGCGACTTTCATTAACCACCTATAGATTGATTTATTCTATCTTGAATCATCTGAATTCGCTTTATGTCTTGATTTGCAAGTGATGTGTAATATTCATGCTTACATTTTAACCACTCATACTCAAACATCTGACCTTTAGATAGTGCTCTTGGTAGGTTCTTAAGTGCAATTGATGGATCATAAATTGCATATCTGGTTTCAAATTTATCAAGTAATCCTTCTGAGTGCAATTTTTTAAGAAAAGATAAAGAATCTGTTGAAACTGCTCCACCTAAACATAGTTTAAGACCCTTTTCTTTTACTTTAACGAATACACCACGAACTATAGAATATATTTCGTCACTATTAACATAATTTCTATTTTTCCCCATGGAGGAAACTAAATCTACTCTTCCGACAGTTACACCATATAAATCGTTTGCCTCTGGCAAATCTAACATTTTTTGTACATTACCAACAGCAGTTATTGTTTCAACATTAATATTTAAGTGAATAGATGTTATTGAATCTTCTGGAATATATGTTTTAGCAGACTGTATGAATTTTTTTAGACCAAATTCAGATTCAACCATGGGTGCAACAATACCCTTAACCCCTATGATTTGGGCATCTTTAATATCCCTAATTGCTTCTGGTCCTCCAATTTTTAATGTTAGTTTTGTTTTTGCTTGGTTGCAAACTTCTTTGAGTCTTACGGTTTCATTAAAAAGAGCACCTTCATCCTCAAAGGAAGTTTTAATTCCAATTAGTCCTTCATTTTCAATTAGATCGGTAAGAATCTTAACGCATTTAAATTCTCTGGTATTCATAGTATATAATTTACTTTCATTTTTTTGTAATTACTGCCACTGCAAATCTATCTTGAATGTCATTGTATATTTCAATAGATTTAATAGTTTCTTCTAAATATTGTTTTTCTTCTGGTAAAATATATTGATTATTAATTTTTCCCGTTGATTCGAATTCTCTTAACGCTAGATATGTATCATCATTTCTAACACAGCAATTGGGGATCCCAGGTATAGACATATCTTCTAGGATATAATATCCACCACTTTCAATTTTATCAAATAAAAATCCAAAATTTATCATTTGATGGTGGTGTTGATGCGACCCATCTTCTAATATAAAATTAAATTTTGTATTTTTATATTCATTATACATAGAATTTAAATCTTCTCTACTACCCTGATCTCCTCTGTAAAATTTAACTCTATTACATTCAATTATAGCAGGATTGTTAGACATATCAACTATATCAAATGTAAATATAGATGCATTTTGAAAATAATCAGACCACATTCGCACAGAATGACCACCTGGACTATATTCCATACAAATTCCAATTTCAAGCATCCGTATTGGGTCATCTCTCCATTTTTCAAGATATCTTTCATAAAGTGGAGCATATCCATGTCGTGTTCCGTGGGGATATTGTGTTCCCTTGTCGGTGGAATATAAATTTGCTAAGTCATCAAGAGATGGTCTATTTACCATATAAATTTTCCTCTATAATATTGCACAATGTCAACTAACTCTGTATCAAATTCTTTAGATGTAGACCAACCTAAAGATCTTAATTTTGAATCATCTAGTGCATATCGCAAATCTTGACCAACTCTAGAACAAGACATATCAACATATTTTGTTATGTCAAAATCGCTAGTATTCATAATACATGATATGATTTTTTTAACCGTAACAATGTTTGATTGTTCAAATCCACCAGCAATATTATAAATTTCGTTTTTAACTTGACTTTCAATTATTTTTATAACTGCTCTAGCAGTGTCTTCTGCGTGTAACCAGTTTCGTATTGGAGTTCCATTGTTGTGTAGTGGTATTTTTCTGCCTAAAGATAGATATTTACATGTTTTTGGTATTAGTTTTTCGACATACTGCCCTATTCCATAATTATTTGTTGGTCGTACAATAACATAAGGCAAATTATATGTTCTGGACCAAGCAAGAATCAACATGTCTGCTGCTGCTTTAGTGGCAGAATATGGATTTGATGGTTTTAGTAAGTCAGTTTCAGTGTGCGCCCCATCAATGATATCACCATAAACTTCATCTGTGCTGAAATGTAGAAGAGTTGGAATTTTTCCAGTTTCCTGTCTATAGTTTCTAATCAATTCCAAGATGTTATGTACACCGTTTATATTTGAGTGTACAAAATCATCACTATTTGCTATAGAATTACCAACATGGGTTTCTGCTGCGGTATTGATTATATAGTCACAATCATATAAAAATTTAAGATCATTGATGTCGCAATGGACAAATGAAAAATTTGAATATTGCTTAAATTCATTTAGTAGTTCTTTGTTTGCAGCGTATGTGATTTTATCAACACCTTTAACATACCAACCTCTTTGCAAACAGAGTTTTGTCACATAAGACCCGATAAATCCCAAACATCCTGTTACATAAACAATTTTACTCATATAGACATCATATCCTTTTGCTTATAAAAGTCAACTAGTTTATGTATAATTGTATCAATATCGTATCTAGAGTTAAATCCATAAGAACGAAGTTTTGTTACATCTAAGTATGAATGTCTAACTTGAACTATGTTATGAAAATTTGTTGGATTTATGTGTATTATTTTAGATGTAGAATTTGAATAATCAATTGCTTTTTCTATAATGTCACCAAACATAAACGGTTCGCCACTTCCTATGTTAATTATTTGATTAGTTGGTGCAACATCAATACATTTTTTAATAGCATCACATACATCATTTACATAGATATAATCCCTCAACACTTTACCACCGTAATACAATTCAACATCTTTATTTTGTGTTATTTCTTTAATCAAATATTGAAGTGCGTTCTTCTTTTTTGAAATTTTTTGATCACCTTCACCCAAAACATTTGCAAGTCTAAAAATACGATACTTTATATTGAATGTCTGACAAAATGATATCAATAACTGTTCAGCACAATGTTTAGTGATTGAATAAAATCCCGTAGGATTGCAATAAGAAAAATCTTCGCGAAAAGGAATCTCATTATTTTGTCCATATACAAACCAAGAACTTACAAAATTAAAAACAGTATCTGAATTTTTAGGAATATTTTCCAAAACATTCATCAATACTTTTAGGTTTGTGTCAATATCAATATGTAAATTATTGTGAATATTATAGTTATCAACAGTGCTTATCAGATATAAAATCTGATCTGATTTTGAAATGTAATCGCTACGATCTATTTTTATAACATCATTTGGGTATAATTTACAAAATTGTGAACCAATAAACCCAGAAGATCCGAATACTGAAATCTTATTATTCATATTAAACCGTTTTTATAGAAATCCAATCAATTGGAAAATATTTACCATTAATTTCGTCATTAAATCTAACATCATTAACATAATTAAAAGGACATATTACAATTTTATTTTTATTTTTATTCAAATATGCCCCCCACCAAGGAAAACTACTATTTGCTATGATGTTATGGTCGCAGAGAGACATAATACACATTTGTTTATACTTGTCAAGATTTTCGGCATATATTGCATTATTAATTTTAAAATTATTTTTTACCCACGACATTCCATCATCTCCATATGCTGCTCCAGAAAAAATTACATATTTAAATTTAACATTGGGCAATCTTTCCTTTAGAGTAGAAATAGCGTCATAATAATAATCCAATGATAAATTCAAAGAAGATTGTGTTAGATAATCTCCTCTTCTAAAGGATATCGAAACCAAAACTTCGTCATCACTTTTATTTTGTTTTATATATTCTTTAGAGAAAGATAAAATTTCATTATTAAATGAATACATTTTTACAATGTCATCTTTCATAAAATCAAAAAAAGTATATAATCCCATATCATCATTCACTACATAATTATCGGCAGGGTTTAAATTAAAAATATTTGTATTTTTTACACTTATGACTTTAAATTCCAAGTGCTTCAAATCTTCTATAGATAAAATTTTTGTTTGAGAAACAAAAGGTTCATTTAAAAAATACCCAAAACCTTGCTCAATATATTCACGAACCATTATTGGTTCTAATCCTGTTTTATTTTCTATAGCCTTCAAAGAAGCATATTGTGACATCTGAGATCCAAAGTAACACT